CAAGGCGTTCCTGTACCAAGATCACCAAGCCCACATCCAAGTCCACATGGCGGCTATGCAAGACCCCAAGATTCAGCAAATAGTGGGTCAAACGCCTATGGCGCAGCAGATCGCTGCTGCAATGATGGCGCATATCCACGAGCACATAGGGTACGAGTACCGCAAGCAGATGGAAGCACGCATGGGTGTCATGTTGCCATCGCCGGAGAAGATCGAGGAAGACGGCATTCCGGAGAGCATGGAGGTGCAGATTTCCCAGCTTGCAGCTCAAGCTGGCCAGCAACTACTGCAGCAAAACCAACAACAGGCAGCGCAGCAGCAAGCCGCTCAACAGGCTCAAGACCCGCTTATCCAGCTCCAGCAGCAAGAGCTTCAGATCAAGATGCAGGACTTGCAGCTCAAAGAGAAGAAGTTGGCTATAGACGCTGCAGACAAGGCCGACCGGTTGGAGATAGAGAAAGAACGCATCAGCACCCAAGAGCGTATCGCGGGTATGCAGGTAGGTGCGAAAACAGCAAAAGATCGAGCCGAGCTACAAGCCAAGCAGGAGCTTGAGGGTGTCAGACTAGGCGCAGATATTGCCCATAAGAAGTCACAAGTTCAACAGCAAAACAATAGACAGAACCAACCACAACGTCCAAAAGGTAGCTAATGGATCGCTCGTTTGAAGTGCTGCTTAAGCAGTTTCGAGACAAACGCATGCAGTTAATCGACGCCCTATCCAGTGGCGCGGCAAAGGATTACGCAGAATATCGCGCAATTTGCGGGGAGATTCGAGGTCTCTCTTTCGCAGAAGTTTACGTTCAAGACCTTGCAAAAAATCTGGAGCATTCTGATGAGTAATGTTGTTAACTTGAACGAAGCCGTTGATCTTTCTGGAATCTTAGATGCAGCTGTAGAAGAAAAAGCTAAGGCCCTTCCAGCACCTTCTGGCTATCGCATCCTGTGTACCATCCCTGATATAGCAAAAGAGTACGACAGCGGATTGGTTAAAGCTGAAGAAACCCTGCACATAGAGGAAGTACTGACCACCGTGCTTTGGGTAGTTAAGCTTGGCCCTGACTGCTATAAAGACACTACTAGGTTCCCAAGTGGGCCGTGGTGCAAAGAGGGAGATTTTGTTCTAATTCGCCCGAACGCCGGTTCTCGACTCGTAATCCACGGCAAGGAATTCCGCATCATCAACGACGACAGCGTTGAAGGTGTTGTAGAAGACCCACGCGGTATTCGCCGTAAATAAGGAGAGACTCTATGGCTACCATGCAACAGGACGAATACAAATTCCCCGACGAAGCCGAAGACAAAAAAGATGACAATGTTAACAATGAAGCTGACGAGCAGGATGAGGCCCTGAGCGTTGAAATCATTGATGACACTCCAGAATCTGACCGAAATGTAGCTCCGCTAGATGCAGAGGCCGTCAAGGAATTAGAAAGTGACGACCTTAACAACTATGGCAAACGAGTTCGCTCCCGTATGGAGAAACTCACCAAAGTCTGGCATGACGAGCGCCGGGCTAAGGAATCCGCTGACCGTGAACGGCAGGAAGCACTTACCCTTGCCCAACGGATCATGGAGGAAAACAAACGGCTTAAAGCTACTCTGACTGAGGGTGAAAAGCAGTTTGCCACCACCATCCAAAGCGCCGCTGAAATGGAGTTGGAGGTAGCTAAGCGCAACTATCGGGATGCTTACGAATCGGGTGATTCTGACCGAATTGTTGATGCAAATCAAAGGCTTACCGAAGCTAGCATGAAACAGGACAAGGCTAAGAACTTTAAGCCGTCCATTCGTGAGGAAGCGCGAGAGACTGAAGCCCCCATCCAGCAGCAGCCAGTACAACAGTATGACCCCCGCACCGCCGCATGGCTGTCCAAAAATAGCTGGTATGGGGATGAAACCAAGCCAGCTATGACTTCTTTGGCATGGGGAATACATGTAGGGTTGACAAAACAGTATGGAGAGAGGTACGCTGGTACGGATGAATACTTTAACCGCATCGAATCTGAGGTGCGCAAACGGTTTCCGGAAGAATTTCCGGATGATGTACAAACGCAGAGTGAGGACGACAAGGGCACTCAGCGCACTGGTACTACTAGAGCATCACCAGTTGTTGCACCAGCAACGCGAAGCACGGCGTCTAAAAAAATTGTGCTGAAGTCTAGTCAAGTTGCTATCGCTAAGAAACTTGGTCTGACACCTGAGCAGTACGCTCGTGAAATGCAAAAACTGGAGGCTTAAAATGGTACAAAACAAACTTGCGCGTGAACTAGATACCCGTGAATTTTCTGAGCGTCCTAAGCAGTGGATGCAAGCGGAACTTCTGCCTGAGCCTGACCGCCAGCCGGGGTATGCGTACCGATGGATTCGTGTGGCTACTTTGAACACTGCGGACCCCCGTAACCTCTCTGCCAAACTTCGAGAGGGTTGGGAACCGGTTCGTGCTGAAGAGCAGCCCAAATTTCAACTGTTAGTCGATCCGGCTAGTCGATTCAAAGACAACATCGAGATCGGCGGATTGTTGCTCTGCAAGACGCCTAAAGAGTTTATTGTTCAACGCAATGAGCATTTTGCGAAACAAACACAAGCTCAGACCGCCGCTGTGGATAACAATTTGATGCGCCAAAGTGATCCTCGGATGCCTCTCTTTAAAGAGAACAAATCTACGGTCAGCTTTGGTTCTGGCATGTAACATAACAATTTTAGGAGTTTCACATGGCATATCCGACTGTTGATAAGCCCTACGGCTTTAAGCCGGTGAACCTGCTGGGAGGCCAAGTATTTGCTGGCTCAACCCGTCAGATTCCCATCGAAAGCGGCTGGGGCACTGCAATTTTCTTTGGTGACGTTGTTCTGATGTCCGCATCGGGCTGCGTCGTTGGTGGCGGTACCACTGTTAACACCACGACCACTGTTCAAGTGGCTGGCGTTTTCATGGGTTGCTCGTACATCAACTCCGCCAGTCAGCGTATTTATGCGCAGTACTACCCGGCAAGCACCATCGGTACGCCTGACGGCGTGAACTCGATCCAAGCGTATGTTGCTGACGATCCTGATCTGGTGATGAAGTGCGCGATTGTGTCTTCTACCACCACTGTGGCGCAAGCTACCCGTGCTAACTTGGTTGGCGGCAACGCTCAGCTGGTTAACAACGTGGGCAGCACCATCACCGGTGACTCGCAACAAGCTATTCTGAACGCGGCTGGCACGACCAGCACCTACACGTTCAAAGTGGTTGACGTTGTGCCGGACACCGCACCTGCTGCTGGTTCCTTTGTCGAAGTCCTCGTGACTTGGACTCAGGGTGTTCACATCTACCGCGCAGCTGCCGGTATCTAAGGAGTAACTCATGGCTATTTCACGCGCACAACTACTGAAAGAGCTGCTCCCCGGCCTGAACGCCCTGTTCGGTCTGGAGTATGCAAAATACGGCGAAGAACACAAGGAAATCTACGAAACTGAGACTTCCGAGCGTTCGTTTGAAGAAGAAACCAAGCTGTCCGGTTTCTCTGCTGCGCCGGTTAAGAACGAAGGCAACGCAATTGCGTACGACAATGCGCAGGAAGCGTGGACCGCTCGTTACCAGCACGAAACCATCGCTCTTGGCTTTAGCCTGACCGAAGAAGCAATCGAAGATAACCTCTACGATTCGCTGTCGGCTCGTTATACCAAGGGTCTGGCCCGTGCTATGGCTTACACCAAGCAGGTTAAGGGTGCTGCAGTGCTGAACAACGGCTTCACTTCCGGTTATACCGGTGGCGATGGTCAAGTTCTGTTCTCGACCGCCCACCCGCTGGTATCTGGTGGTACAAACAGCAACACGCAGTCGACTATGGCCGACCTGAACGAGACTTCTTTGGAAGCCGCCGTTATTCAGATCGCTGCTTGGACCGACGAACGTGGCCTGCTGATTGCCGCCAAGCCACGTAAGCTGATTGTTCCGCCGAACCTGATGTTCGTTGCGACCCGCCTGCTTGAGACTGAGCTGCGTGTTAGCACCAACAACAACGACATCAACGCTCTGAAGAACAACGGTTCGATCCCGGAAGGTTACAGTGTCAACCACTTCCTGACCGATCCGAACGGCTACTTCCTGATGACTGATGTTCCGAATGGTCTGAAGCACTTCGTCCGCACCCCGCTGTCTAACAGCATGGACGGCGACTTCGACACCGGCAACGTCCGTTACAAGAGCCGCGAGCGTTATTCGTTTGGCTGGTCTGATCCGTTGGGCGTCTGGGGTTCACAAGGCGCGTAACACGAACGGGGGGCGTAAAAACCCCCCGTTTTTTGTTTTTGGTGTATGCTTCAGATATCTGGGATTTTAGACCTGTACAGACTGCCCCAGCAGACTTAGTAGAGACGGTACAGGCATGTGCTACTACACAAGGAATATCAAATGGCTATCTCCACATTTGACGGCCCGGTACGGTCGTTAAACGGCTTCTACACCCAAGGCCCGGGTAACATTCTTACCCTTGGCGCTACCGTCACTCTTTCTGTTGCCACTCACGCTGGCCACACTCTGTTGGTTCCGGCCACCTGCGCAATCACGCTCCCGGCCATCAACGCCTCTACTGACCCGACTTCTGCGGGTCCCGGCTCTGATCCCAACACCTTGAGCAACCTCGGTGTAGCGTTCACGTTCATCTTTACCGCTGCCTCGGCTGGCTCAACTGCCCAAACCATTACCTGCTCCGGCAGTGATGCGTATGTTGGCCAGATTGCTGTTGCTGGTACGACCACTGCGTCGTTCAACTCCACCACCAGCACGATCATCACGCTGAACGCAACCACGACTGGTGGCGCTGCCGCTGGTAGCCGTCTCGTTCTGACCCCGTTTGCTGCTAACAAGTGGTCGGTGCAAGGCTCGTTTGTCGGTTCGGGTTCCGTCGCTACGCCGTACAGCTGATCAATCTTCTTGGGGGGCTTCGGCCCCCTTCACTGAACTCCAAGGAGATTGACCATGCAGACAGATGTCTATTCTGGACACTTAAACAGTTCCGGATTCTTTATCAACTACCGCTCCCGCCTCAAGGGGATCATGTACACGTCGTCCGCGACGGCTGGTACGATCAACATGTGGGATGTGACGGCTGCGCCTACGGCAGCGGCGACTGGCTATACGCAGTCTGGTAACACGGTGACGGTTGTGAGCGCCGCACACGGCTTGCAGACGGGTGATCGTATTGGTATCACGTTTGCCGCCGCTACTGGCGTGTCTGCAACCAACGGCAACTACACGGTCACTGTTACCAACTCCAGCACCTTCACCATCACGGATGTCAACAGCAGGACTATTGCAAGTGCTACTGCTTGCACGTTCTCCAATGCTGGCGGACGTTGGTTGATGTCGATGGATACAGCTGCGCTGACCAGTTCTGGTGTTCCGCAGAACCAAAGCATGCTGATTCCGGGTGAGGGTCTGCTTTGCCTCAACGGTATCTACGGGCAGCTTTCCAACCAAGCTAGCGTGACCATTTTCTACGGGTGATTTGTGCAAAACCAAAAAGGGTTTGATCTTGTTGGCAAGAAGTTGATGATTGGTCTTCCGGCCTATGACCACAAAGTGGGCCTGAAGATGGCGGTGTCGTTGATGCAGCTTGCACAGAAGGTCTTGGAGCATGGGATTCACATTCAGGTCAGCAGCATCTGTGGCTGCTCTGTTGTGTCCCGCGCTCGTAACCTGATTGCCTATGAGTTCCTTGAGTCAGACTGTGACCACCTGATGTTCATCGACTCGGACATGACGTTCGATGCGGATTCGGTGATCCGTCTGATGGCTTGGAACCAGAGCAAGGCAATCGTTGGTGGCGCGTATCAAGCC